TTGTAATGCACTAACTTCTTGTTTAGTAACTTCGTTTACTTTTTTATATCCCACGACTTCTGGGTTTGGATGTCCACCCTGTGAACCACTAGCGAATGCTCTTGGTGTATCGTAGTGACCTGTTCCGGTTCCGTCGATACCAGCTGTTGCTGTTGTAGAAACTTCATCAAGTTCGTCATCTCTTTTTAGTTCTTGAACAACTAAATTTTTGATGTATTCTTTTAATTTATTTATTTTGTCTTGTTTCGACATCTTTGAGTTCCTTAATTAGTTCGTAATATCTCATCAATGCAACCACGTGCTTATCTTGCACAATTTTTCCTTTTGTAGCACCATCAGTATAATCAATAGCTTCTGATAGTTTAATCTTAGTAATTTTATCATCTACATTCGGTAGTAATTTTGTTAGAGCTTTTTTTATTTTTACTACTTCATTGTCTATGAATTCTTTTAATGAATTTGTATTAGATACATTATTGATATATTCTTTCAACAAGTTCTTTTGACTTTCATTTAAAGATTTGTACTTAGAATTAAATTTATCAACTAATAATTGATAACTCAATAGTCTTAAATCTTTATCTTGTCCTGAATATTCACTTAGATTCTGTTTTTTTACTCTGGATTGTTTAGATTGAGTAATGTGTTCAGTTATAGTGATTGATGAATCAGTTTTTTGTACTGGTCCAAAGTCTTCTTTACCTACTTCACTTTGAAATACACGATATATAGATGCCTGAACTTTAAAGTTAGGTATTCTTGTATTAAAGAATTCTTTAATATCGTAATTTTCTTTGATTGTTTTGATTAGGTTGTATTTTTCGTTTGCTAATCTACGATTAGACAATTTTCTACGACTTTTGACTACGGCTTCCACTAAAGAAGATGCGTGAGTCAAGTTTTTGTATTTTTTATTCAATAAGATTGAATATAGTTCGTATTCTTTACCTAATTCAGTATTTTTATTAAAGAATTCTTTAAATAATTTAACTGACTTAGGGCTTGTTGTATCATTTATCACATCAACTGTTATTTGACGAGATAAAAGTTCATAAAGAATACCTGTATTCTTTATCTTATTATGTTTTACATAAGACATTTGAGCTCCAAAGTATTTATCTGTATTTTATCAATAATAAATATAAAACTTTCAAGAAATCGGTATTATTTATCCCCGTTTTCTTCCTTATATTCATTATACTCTTTATTCATTTCATCTACCTGGGTAGTTTCTTGTATTATATCTTTTGACTTTTTACCCATAGTTTTTTTCAAAGCATCATAGTGTGCTAATGCAAGCGGTCTTCTGTTCTTGGTTTGTTTCCCTAATGGGTCACGACCTCTTGCTCCACTATCTTTGAAAGGTTTATTCATCTCTTTTGGACGGCCACCTTGTTGGTCTTTGGGTCTATCATCTTCACCATCATAAAATGGGTCAAAAACGGAACCTGCTGCGGTGTCGGGTGGTGTAGAAGCTTCATCTTCTCCGACTCCAACTGCTGCCATACTACTTGGTGTTCCAATTGCTTCACCTGAATCCATTGGGTCATTACCTTCCATTTCAATTTGTGAGTGTCTGAATTTCTGTTTTTGGTCATCAATGATTTGTTTTTCAATTTCAACCTTTTGTTTCTCCGAGAAATTAAAAACATTATCATATATCCAATTTGTAGGTAAAATTTTATCTTGTATCATACTACTTGCCAAGTCAACTTTCTGTCCGAACAATTCAATTTTTTCTTGTTCATACATTGTTGATGGACTTGCTAATGTTAATTCAAAGTTTACTAAGTCTTCATCTGTATATCCTTGTGAATATAAGTGAACAACTGCAATCTTTGTTAGTTCTGATACAATAATTCTTTGTATTCTTTCTATGGTTCTGGCAAATCTTACATCTTCTGCTGCAAGTGTTGCTTTACCACCGACATTTTCATCAAACCCTAAGAATGCTTTTGGAACTCTTAGTGATGCTAATAATTTGTTTTTCAAATATTCAATGTCTTCTGTTGAGTCGTAATCAATACCACCTAACTCATCTATCTGTGTTCCACTATCTCCACCACGAACTGGTAAGAAGAAATCTTCTGTTAGATTTTGTATATTGTATTTTAAATTATATTCACCGGTATTTTCATCAACAAATGGTGTCTTTTTCATTTTGTTAATAATTCTTTGCATATAATTATCAACTTCATTTGGTGGGATATTTCCGATATCAATCTTGAATACTCGTTTAGAAGGTGCTCTCATAATTCTGTGAATTAACATAGCGTCTTCCATAAGTGTTAATTGTTTCCAAATCTTTCTCGTAGACTCAACCATAGATTTACCATAAGGTAAAAAGTTACTATCGTTTGCTAATCTGAAGTGTGCGATTTGAAAGTTCTCAAATTCTATTCTTCCAGTTCCACTTGTTTTTTGTCCAAAGTAAGGATGTGCTCCCTCAATACTTTCCATATAAAATTTTGTATAGTAAGGATTTGTTTCATCTTCTCCCTCAGAACGAATAATTTCATAGGGTGACAATGGAACAACATTTGTAATACCATACTTTTCATTAATGTCTAAGTGTAAAAAGAAGTCACCATACTTAACCATATTACGAACCCAAGGCCATAGATTGAACTCAATGTTCATTATGTCATAAAATAAATTGTTTAAAATTTCTTTGATGTTTTCATTGTCTGTTTTAATATCTATGACTTGTCCATACTCACCTTTCATAGTTGACTCATCTGAATAAATATCTAATGCAGAAGATATGATTGGGTCTGAATCCATTGATTCATAATCCTTAAACAATGCCAGTCTTGCTGCCATAACTTGATGAACCGTAGAATATCCTGTTCCAACTAAGTCTAAGTTGTTATGTAGTTTTGTATATCTGTCAACCAAATGTGATTTGACTTGTTTTTGCACTTGGTCTGTATCGGCTATCTTTAATTTTTTACCACCTACATTTCTTACGATTACATTTGTACTGAATAATCGTTGTAGTCTTCCAAATAATGATTTATCTGCCATTTTTTACCTCACTTTTATAAGAGCCAATCTAAGGACTCTTTTTCTTTACCTGTTTCCCACTCCCAACTATCGTTTTTATTGATGTCTTCGTTGGTGTATAAACCTTCATTATCCATCATTTTGGATAAGGTTTTCTTTGTTAATTCCACACCTTGTGTTCGTAGTCTTAATGCTGTATCACGAACCCAAAGTCCAATAGCAAAAGACATCACAAGGTCATCATTGTATCCTCGCATTGCTTCTGCTCTGTTATTTATATAGACGAAAGTTTGTAATTCATCAATCAAACGATTACTACGAACCACTACACTTCCCTCTCTAAAAAATTCTTCTAACTTACTAATAATTAGTGGTCTGGTCTTGGAAGTCGTTGAAAAACCAGCAACCATTTTCCTTTCTTCACGATAATGTTTGTTCGTCACTTGGTGTTGAACATCAACATATTGTAAGTCTTTACTTGTATAAAATAGATTAGGGTAATCCCTATCTATTACTTGTTGGATTGTTGCCCAACCAATATTATTGTTCTCTACTATAAGTAGAGCATCGTTGTATTCTGTTGCTACTGAAACCAACATATTTCCAAAATCTTTGGTATTTATTCTACCTTTGTATTCTGCTACCTGAGTTAGACTTTCTAACTCTATGACGTGAAAAGCAGAATAGTCTGCACTATCTCCACGACCAACATCTGCACATACAATATAATCTTTATTGTAGTTTGGTTGTTCCCAAACCCACATATTACTATCGATACCTCGTTTCTCTACTGGTTCAATACAATATGATTTTCTTAATTCTTCTAATATCACCGCGTCAATTACACCCGTTCCAGATGTTAAGAAGTCACAATCACACTCTTGAGCTGCACTTGCAGGTCCTAATAAAGTATCTTGTTCTTTTCTCCAATCTTCTTCTCTGTCTGGGTGAACCGTCCAATGTAATCTAATTGGATTAAACATACCTGTTGCATCTTCTGCTTCTACCCAAGTTCTATGAAACCAATTACCCACACCATTTGGTGTTGATAATGCAATACAACTACCACCAGTCGTTAAGGTAGATTGAGCAGCCGTCCATATGTCATCAATCTTATCAATGAATGCCGCCTCATCTAATATCAATAATGATAGAGCTTCTGAACGAGCGGCTTCTGGACCTGATGATACAGCTTTAATCTGTGAACCATTCATATATCTCAAGTTCAATTTGTTATCCTCAACACATTTTTGTTTCAACCAACTCGGTAGATTTGCGTGCATAACACGAACTTTCGTTACCAAGTTTTTTGCTACTTCTTGTTTGGTTGCAATCACCAAAACATTTTTGTCTTGATGAAATGTCATCATCCACAATGCATATCCAGCTGTCAATGTTGATATTCCCAACTGACGAGCTTTCAAAATAACATTCATACGATGTTCTTTAAACTCTTTAACAGTTTTGTCTTGGAATTCATACAATTCAAAGGGAATCTTACCTCTGATTGGATGTTGTATCATACAATACTTTTTCATAAAATATGCAGGGTCTTGTGCACATTTTACATATTGTTGTTTGATTACTTCTTTTATTTGTTCTGCCATTAGTCTACTATCTGACCTGCTAATTTAACTGAAGTAGCAGTCAATGCTACACCAAATGTAAAGTATAACCATTTGTTTTCATACCATTTAGGTTGAACGAGTTTTACTTTTTGTTCAAGTAGTTTATTAGTGTCTTTTAGTAGAGTAAGTTGTGTTGTTTTGTTTGCTATCAACATAGAATCTATTACTGCGGTTGCTTCCAATCTCTTTACCATAGCTTCATAATCTTCAACTAACGATACATTTAAACTATCTTTTAGTTCTAATTCTTTAATTGCATTGGTAAATCCCAACACTTGTTCTTCCGTGAAAGAATAAGTCTTAGGTTCTTGGACATCTTGTGCGAACAAAAGTCCTACGAATAGTATGTATATAATATATCTCATATATATAAATATATACTATTTAGAAAACTTCTTCAAAAATT